ATCAGACGCCTCCTCGGGCGCAGGCTCAGGAGCCCTGCCGCCAGAAGACATCTTCTTCTCAAGCTCTTTGTAGGCCGTAGCCATCTGCTCGACGCTTGCAAACTTCTCAGGAAGCCAATCAGGACGCTGTTGGACTTCCCCTTCCTGCTGCTCACTCATTGCGGTTGCTGTGGTGTGTTGCCTTCAATCATCGCTTTGGTGGTCTGTTGCAAGACCCCCGGAACAGTCTGAGCAGCCATCTGCTGTTGCATCATCATCTGACGCTCCTGAGCAAGCTCCTGCTCAGACTTGACAAGACCCTCGGGCTGGAGACCGTCAGCATGCGCCAACCGCTCCATGAACTCGCGGGCGTTTCCATATTGGGCGAAGGCCTGCGGGCCAGCAACAGCGGCAACGCTCTGCGCCCACTGAAGCAGGCGCGTGCGGTCATGCCCACGGCCAAGAGCCTCAACGCCGCCGACAACTTGGACCGAGACAACATCCTCGGGAAGCTTGGGCAGGCGGTCTTGGTCCGTCATGCGCTGCATCACGCGGCGGATGAACGGGACCTGGAACTCACGGCTGATGACGGTGTAAGCGCCAGACAGGAGATCCTGTAGCTCCTGCGCCATGTAACGGATCTCCTCGGCGGTGACCCGCTCGCCCCGGCGCTGCACCGCGCTGTTGAGGGCGAAGGCGTAAGACAGGCGCTCGTTGATGCCTTGGATGGCGCTGTAGGTCACACCCAAGTCAGCCTGCTTGCCGACCTGCAGCGCGACCGCATCGCCCTCTTGGCCCTCGATGAACGCCCCGTTTGGCGCGCCTGCGAGGTCTTTCACGGACACCATAGCGTTGGGGCGCACAAGCCAGAGCAGGCGCGCAGACGCCGCGCTGGCCTCGACCACAGCCTTCTGCAGCCAGTCGAGGCTGCGGAGGTCGCCAAGGTACTCCTCGACATAGGAGCGCCCGTAGGACTCACCGCTCACGCGGTTCCAGCGCACCGGAATCCACGGCAGGCTGTCCTCTTTGTAGGTGCCCTCGGACGACTCGATGATCTTGCCAGCGACCTCTTGGGCCACCTCAAAGGTGTCCTCGTCCACGCGGACCACAGAGGTGAACAGTTCGAACTCCTTGTCGTCCGAGATGTTGTCGCCCTTCTCAGACACGATGTGGTCCTGCTCATCAGCGCCCAGCGCCGAGAACGCCACACTCTCTCGAGTGATGATCTTGATCAGGCGGCCCTGCGGATCACGCAGGCAGACGAAGTCGCGCAGCGTGTAGACGCGCCCATCCGCCAGATCATCCGGCAGGTAGACCAGCGCATTGCCTGCGATGACAAGCTGGCGGAAGGCTTCGTGAGCAATGGCGCGGAGGCCCGTCGTCTCAAGCTCGCTCTGGACAGCCTTCTCCTGCCGACGAAGCGCACGCTGGATCTCAGCGCTGGCTTGGCCGATGCCTGCTACCTGCTCAAGCTGGTACTCGTCAGGCACAAGGCGGATGGGGGCCACGCCCGGAGGGAAGAAGGAGACCAGGAGCTTGGACGCGAGGTTGTTCACCCCGCGGCTGCCGATGCTCTGGTAGGGCTCGCGCAGCGTCGTAGTCTCAGTGTGCCCCTCAGGGACAAACAGGGCCGGAAGCGTGTAGCGGGCACAGTCTTCTGCGCGCCGCTCGAACGGGTCGCGCCGCCCCAGCATGCGCTGGAACTCGCCAGCAATAGTGGTCATCTCCATCACACGCCCCCGTAGTTACGGCTGCCAATTCGAAGCGATCCAGTCCCGTAGGTCCTAGCACTCGGCTGCGTCCCGCGGTCGGCTGATGCCTGAGTGGACGCCGTGGGCTGCACAGGAGAGCTAGGCGCAGGCTGCTGCGGGATGCTCATGTCAGGACGGAAGGCTTCCTTGAAATAGCCCTCAAGTGAGCGCGTCATCTGCCGCGTCCTGCGGTTGTCGCTGCCCATGCCAAAGATGTTCGGCGGGGCGAAGTTGCCTTTGTACAGATCCTCCAGAGGCTCATAAAGCTCTTGGATGGGGTTCTGCGTGGACTTGCCAGTCACCAGATCTTCTGCGTAGTCGTAGTAAGACTGGAACAGATCAATCGGGGGCTTGATGATCTCGTCCTCCACGAAGTCGTATGCGTCTTTGAAGTCGCTGGTGCACATAGCTATTCGGCCTGTTCGGCCATCTTTCGGAGGAGGAAACGGATGACATCCTGCTGACCGATGAGTCGAGCAAGATCCTGAGTGCTGATCGCTGCGTCGGGCAGCGTGTTGGGGAACATCCTCTGGAGCCCCTCGACCAACTGAGGGTCAATCCAAGGCAGGCTCTTCGACATGCGCAGGCTCCCAGAGGATGGGCTGGTCGGATGTGGAGTCGTACTCTCCGCGCCGAAGGATGCGCGCAAGACGGACGCTCAGAAGCGCATCAGCGGCGGTCATGCCTTTGTCGGTGTAGGCAGCAACCACTCGAGCCCAAAGCTCAGACTCAGTCGTAGCGTCGCCCAACAGCTTCTCGGCTGTTTTGGGTCCCACACCCTTGAGACCAGAATAACCGTCAGTGGCGTCTCCTGTGAGAGCTTGAGTGAACAGACGCCTGTCGGCTTCTTGCTCGTCTACTGTCTCCACAGCCAGAGTCTCAAGGTCCAAGTGAAATCCTGGAACAGTCCGTAGATCTTTGTCAGCACTTGCGATCACCGTGTCATCGCACTGGTTGAGGCCAAGCAAGTCGTCGGCTTCCAGCCCCTCGTAGCGGAGGTGACTGAAATTGTCACAACTCCACTCGATCAGGGGCCGATACAGGATCGGCTTGACCGTGCCACTGCGGTTGGCTTTGTACTCGGGGTAGATCTTGTGGCGGAAGGTGGGGTTGCAAGTGTATGCCAGCTTGAACTGGGCACACCCCGTAGCCTCCATCCATTCCTCGATCTGCGTCACGAAAACCTGCTGTGCTTCCTTCAGGTTCCCCGTCACGCTCCAGACATCGTCACCCCAGTCCACCACAAGCTGCACAGCAGCGGCGGTCTTGTAGGCAATGATGTCCCCGTCAATCAGAAGAGTCTTTGTCATGTGTGGTTCTCTTGGCTTCCCGGCAAAGCGCCGCAATGTCTTTGCGTGCTTGGCCCATAGGCAGAGCGTCGTGCCATTCGAGGAACAACTCGATCTGTGCCTTCTTCTCTCTCAAATGCGGCAACATTGCGTAGCAAACCTGCTTGGCAGGCTCGCCTGATATTTGCCATCGCCAACTGGGCTTCCAGTTAGTGTGGTTTTTGCGCGTGTAGGGGCCGTTGACCGTTCCCCCATACACGGCACGAATCTGCTCCAGAACCTCTCTGAAGGTGTGGCCGATCTCAAGCCTCGCTTCCTTCTGCCTTATCGCTACGCAGCCCTCTCCGTCGAAGAAGCCTGCAAGGTATTCAGTGGTGACCTCAGTGTGTCTCTGCCCAGTTTTGCCCAATACTGTATTCCGCAGCCATCGGCAGACTCAGTTTGAGGCTGCGCCCTGCCGATGCTGCGGCCTCAACCACCAAGGAACCAATCTCCTCGGCGTTTTCGGGGCAGCACTCGATCTGGACCTCGTCATGGACCATGGCGACGATGCGGGCGTTGTACCTGTCCAGAAGACGGTCAACGCGGGTGACCCACTCCTTCGCAAGGATGGCCCCTGCGCTCTGGAGTAGGCTGTTCAGGGCGGCATGCTCAGGAGTAAAGGTCGGCCTGCCGTCCAGGCTCTTCAGCCAACCGCGCTTCTTGGCGACGGTCTTGGCATTCTTGATGAGCTTGTCTAGGGCAGGCAAGTTCTTGAGGAACCGCTTGCGGGCAGCGGTGCCTGCCCTCTGGTCGCCTCCAAGGATGTCACCCAGAAGAGCATCGCCTCCCCCATACAGGCAGGCATAGGTGAGCCGCTTGCCTAGGCTGCGGTCCTTGACTCCCCACGCAACCATGTTGTGGGTGTGGATGTCACCGTCCAGCAGCACCTCGGTGTACTTCTTGTCAGCCATGTAGTGCGCGAGGCACCGAAGCTCGAGGCCGCTCAGGTCACAGCCCAAGAGCACCGTCCCCGGCCGCGCAATAAAGAGTGCGCGCATCTCGGGGTCTCGGTCCACCTGACCAAGGTTGGGACGCCTGTGGGTGCAGCGGTGAGTCCTTGTGCCGTTGTGGCTGACATCCGCGTGGATGCGACCGTCCTTGACGAGCTTCATCCAAGACTGCTCGCCCTCCGCAAGCATGCCGATCATCTTGGACACGCGCATGCGCTCAGAGAACGCCTTGGCTTCCGGGTAGTCCATCTTGGACAGGACAGCCTCGTCCATGAGGGGCTGGCCCGCAGGGGTGAACAGCGTCGGCTTCCACCCGTACTTGCGGATGAACCCCTCGGCAATCTGTGCGCGGCTCTGCGGATTGAACGGCCGCATCTTCCAGACATCGCCGTTCTCGTCTTCTTCGTGGAGCGCTGGGTCCAGCTTCTTCGGTCGGCGCTTGTACTTGCTGACCCGCTGTGCAGGGAAGGCATCCTGCACCTTGGCATTCAGTTCCTCGCGCTGGCTGGAGAGGCGCGCATACAGTTGTGCCGCAGCCTTCTCATCGAAGGCAAACCCGTTGCGGTTCATGCGCCCGATGGCCTGCATGAAAGCCAACTCGCGCTGGTAGATGCCGATGTCCAGGCAATAGTCCTGCTTCAGCGCGGCCCACAGGTGGGCGAGCACCTCGACATCCTTGATGCAGTAGTCCAGCATCTCCTGCGTGAACTGCGCCCAATCCGTTTCGATCTCGTCCTTGTGGACGCCGAGGCGGTAGCCCCAAGCCTTGAGGCTGTGGCGGCCCACTAGCTCCTTCGGGTAGTCGCTGATCCTGTAGTCAATGTGGCTCGGATCAGGGACCACAGCACGGGCAGCCAGCAGGCTGTCCATGACGGACCCGTCACATGCTCGGTTGAACAGCGGGTACAGCTTGGTGATAGCGGGCACATCGAACCCGTAAGCGTTGTGGAAGACCACACCGCGGCGAGAGTTCTGGACAAGGTATGCCACGCCATCCTCGATGGACCCGTTGCGGGGCGCGATGGCCTCGTCATTGTGGAACGCGAGGATGCGCTCATCGTCCTTCAAGACGATGCAGTGGATCTTGGTCATGCTGTCGAGCAGACCATCCGTTTCGATGTCAGCGAAAATCATGTGTGTGTGTTCCTCCCCAGAGGCGTCTAGCCTTCGTCCTGTTCCTCGGCAGGGCTGTCCCAAGTGATCGAGCACTTGGAGGCCAACTCAGCGACCCCTGCCACAAGGCCAACATTCGGGCTGGCCCCGTTGTCGATGAGCGTCTGGCCGATCTCAGACAGGACCGCCATGTAGGCGTTCCTGATTGCTTTGACCTTCTGAAGCTCGAGCTTCAGGTCGTCGTTCTCCTTCTGGAGAGCCTTGTACTTTGACTTGCAAACAAACATCAGTCTTCGTCCTCTTCTTCCTCTTGGTCGGCAATGGCCTCAATGATCTTGTCGGCAATCTGCTCCTCGATGCCGTGTAGGTGGTAGTCGAGCAGGACAATCTGCAGGGTGCCGACAATCTGGGTCTCAGTCAGCGAAGGGTACTCGTAGATGTGGTGGTTGATCACCTTCAGCAGGGCATCCTGCAGATGGCCCTCCACGCGCTGGTTACGCATGGCGAGCTTGATGTCTAGGTCATCGTTCAAAAGGGCACCTCTTCGGTATCGGACTCGAACCCTTCGAGGCTGGTTGACTGCAACCTGCCCGTCAAAGGATCGTAGGCCAGGAAACACGCCACCCCGGTGTCGCCCGTGTAGCGGTTCTTGAGCACACGCACCGTAGTGGTGTTGCGCGCCGCATCCGTCTCAGCCTGCTGGTCACGCTCGAGCCCGATCACAGCATCTGAAAGTTGCCCGATGCTCGCGCTGCCCCGCAACTGAGCAAGGCTGGTCGCAGCGCCCTCCTCATGGCCCTTGCCCTCGGGGCGCTTGAGATGGCTCACCACCAGCATGCCGATGTCTAGCTCATGGCACAGCAGGCGCAACTCGGTCATCACCTTGTCGAGTACCTGCCGCTCACCAAGCGCGCCGCTGACCTCCTCCTGCGAGGAGACCACAATCGAGACATGGTCGAGCACGATCCACTTGCAGTCCATGCCCGCAGCCATGTACCTGATCTGTCCCATGAGCAGACCACTGCCCAAGCTGCCCCAGTGGTCGAGGAACACTGCGCGCCCCATGAGGCGGTC